CATGGTGTAATAATAGAAGTTAAGTCTAAGTGGCAATTAACCTGTAATAACAGAAATTCTAACATAAAAATAGATCTCGCTAAATCTATTTATGGAGAAAAGTTTAAATTAATTACTGAAGATGATCTTGGAGATATTAAGGAAACTTTTAATTTTATAATTAAAAATAATATAGCAAAAATAATTGAGAAGGAAAATTCTTCTTAAAACGTCTACTTCTTAGGAACATATTAATATTTTAAATAATACTCATGATAATCATAGACGGCTCACATCTTCTTCATAGATGTTTACATATCCCCGAGTTAGCTGAATTGCAAGACTCTTTCGGAAATCCAACAGGTGGTATACATGGATTCCTCCGTACTGTTAGTAATCTTTGTTATGACAAGAAATTAACAGAAGGTGTTATTGTAGCATTTGATAACGGAGTTCCAGTTCATCGTAGAGAACTTTATAAAGAATATAAACCAGCTAAGACTATCACTTATGAAGATGGCTTAATGATTGATGAGAAATTATTATCAACATTAAATAAGACAGATCCATTGGAATGGCCTGATCAAGTTGATGCTACTTTTATGGAGAAGTATCAATTTACAAGAGCTATTCTTCATAACATTATTCTTCCTAATCTAGGTTGTATTTCTGTTACCACTAAGAATTGTGAAGCAGATGACATCATTTCAGTTATCTGTAAGACACTTTCTGGTAAGGAAAGTATTACTATCTTATCTTCTGATAGAGATTTGAATCAACTTCTTGATGATGACATTGAGCAATACGATGGTATCAAGAAAGAATACATGACAAAAGAATCAGTAATCCAAAAATATAAATTGGATGAAGATGTCTGGAGAGAAGAGTGGTTGATTGGTAAGGCTCTACTCGGTGATGGCAGTGACGGAATTCCAGGATTTAAAAATATTGGAGAAGTTGCAGCAAGAGCTTATGCTAAACAATTAGTTAGAGACAAAGGAATGCCTTTAACAAAATTAGTAAGAGCACCAAGAACTTCTATTGATGGTCTTCAAAATGTTATTAGTGACCCAGATAAAATCTGGACTAACTATAACTTAATGGATCTTAACTATATCTTTGAAAACAAACCAGAGTTTGTTAAGAAAATTAAGTCAGATATTTTGAAATCAAATCTTTTCGATATTGATGAATATGTTGTCAATAAGAAATTGGACGAACTTCAAATGGTAAAGGCTAAGGAATTTATAATTAACATCCAAGAAAGTAATTATAATTCTGATATCAAAGATCACCTTAAATACTTTGCATAGTGGTATTCATCAATAAAGATAAAGCCAAGGAGATATTTAATACTATAAAGAAGTCTGGTTATGGACAAGATTTCCAAGCTAGACTTCTTTATAAAGAGAAACTTACAACTGGAAATACTCAAGGACATTATAGTCTTTGCATAAGCTCTAACAAGTTTAAGGTAGAATGGTTGGATTTCTTTATTAAATATTTTGGAAAGAATGCTAGCACTAATTTAGCATCACAATTAACAATCATTAAAAATTCCTTATAAGATGTCAAGAATAGAACAATACGAAAAATTACCTGTTCAAATTTCAGCGATCATATTTACAGATGAAACTGTTCCAGAGTTAGAACAGTGGCTTAAAAATGTTTCTCATAGTTATAATCATGACCAAAGAACTTTTAGCATTGGAACTCTTGAAGGAGTTATGATTGCTAATATTGGAGATTACATTATTAAAGGTGTCAATAGTGAATTTTATCCATGTAAACCAGATATCTTTGCCAAAACATATAAGAAGGTTAGCTAAGCCTAAGCCGTTATTTAAGTGGAAGAAAATAATTTAATACTTTATCATGGAATTTCGAGATTACTTACAGAAGAATATTTTTAGCAAAACAATAGTTGGACCAGCAGGATCAACAACTCCACGTGTTTATATTGTAAGTAACTACCCTGATCACGAAGATGTTATTAATAGACAAGCCTTCTCTTCAAAAGAATGTAAAGATCACTTATTTAGAGCATTAGAGGAAGCTGGAGTTAAGTTGTCTGAATGTCGGATGTTCTATGTTTCTCCGTACCAACCTCTAGATGTTAATGGAAGATTGAGACAACTATTGGATGATGAAGTTAGAGCCTTCTCTAAAATTATGATGGCAGATATTGATAAATATAAGCCAGAAGTTATTATTTGTTTAGGAAAGACTCCAGCTAAAGCATTCGGTATCGATGAATCAATTAAAGCAGCTAGACATTTAAATTCAGATTATAAAGGGATTCCTCTAGTAATAACCTACAATACAGGATTCATCGTCAATCCAGAAGCTGGAGGTCATCAATCAGGTAATGCATTCTCTATTTGGGTTTCAGATCTTAGAAAAGCAGTTAATGTAAAAGTTGAGAAATCAGAAAACAAATATGAAGTAATCGATGTAGCAGATTGCAGAAGATTAGAAGAAATTTTCCCTAGTAAAGAATATCCTCTAGTTCTTGACTACGAGGCTTCAGGATTTGAAACTATGGATAAGGATTTCTATGTGGGTGGTATTGGTCTATATGATGTCAAAGCAGAAAAAGCAGTCTATGTTAACTTATATAATTTCTTAAGATTAAGAGATGAATATGAAGTTAAGATGGAAGATAGAATGTTTATCGGAAAATTCTTAGCAGATCGTAACATTGTTGTGTATAACATGCAATATGAATGTTCAGCGACAATTGGTTATTTTAAGCATGTATTACCGAGAGTAACTGATGTATTGCAATTTGCAAGATGTGCGGCTGAATCAGGATCGTTGAAGGATGTATCCTCAAGAAAATTAAACATTCCTATTTGGAATGACGATGTTGATACATGGGTTGAATGTATTGTAGGATTGTGTAAGGAATTCAAGGGTGCTAAGAATGATAAGCAAGAAATTAAATTCTTAAAGAATAAAGAGAATGTTCAATTATTTGATTTATTAAGTTTCTTTGAAAATGAACTTAAATCAAGAACAGTAGCAATTTTAAATAAGTCTTATAAGAATTACATCACCAATAAGAAAATGGATGAAGCAGTTGGTGGTGCTATTAAGATGTCCAATAAGATGTATTGGGATTATAACAATATTAATAAAGAAAAATTATTTAAATTCTTCCAAGAAACAAGTCCTAAGAAAATAACTTATGATTTGTTAATTGAAGTTTCAGAAAATGATAAACAGTTCTCACAAAATATGTGGGGAAGTTTAATGAAGAAAAGAGAATTAAACATTATCAAACAGCTTAAGGCTCTTGAGAAACTTCTTACTAAGTATTACAGTGGCGAACAGTTAGAGTCAATTAAAGTTAAATTATGTAAGTTCTTTTGTGATAAGGCAGATGGTAAAATTACTGATGTTAACTATTGTGAGATTCCGTTTGAGATTGTTTCAAAATATTGTATTAATGACGTAATCTATACTGGTAAGCTTTATAATAAGTTCTTAGAAGAATTCAAAGAGAAAGGTCTATTGGCTGCTTCTGAAGTATTTAATAACCAAGCTAAATTGGCTGTAGAATTAGAACAGAACGGTATTGCTTGGGATGATGATAAAGCTGAAGATTTAGCTATCTTGTATGAAGAAGAGGCAGTTAAGTTTGGTAAGTCTTTATTACTTAGCAATCGTATGAGAAAGATCTTGAAGATAACTCCTCAAGATGAATTAGTTATCAACACAGCAACTAGTAGCGATACTATAAAAACTTATTTCAATCCAGATTCAACAGCTGTATCTTCTGGAGTTAAAAAGAAGTTTACTCAACTTCTTTGTACTAATAGATATAAGTTTGCTATGATAATGTATGATGTTCATAGATTTTCTAAGGCAGAAAAGGTTCCAGATAATCTAGCCAAGAAGTATCCAGTTCTTTACGCTTTGTATAAAAAAGTAGTCGCCATGACTAATCAAAGTGAAGTTCTAGCTTTTTTAGAACAAGCGGCAGCTAGTCCAGATCTTAGAAAGAAATTAAATTATAAAGAGGCTTGGTTATATAATAAATATAATTCAGAGACTTTTGAATTTGAGAACCTTAAGTCAGAGACTCTTGGGGAATTCTATTATGTCTTTAAAATTATAATGAAAGTAGATGCGGATGAACTTCCTTCTGAAGATGGGTCAAGAAAAACTTGGATCCCGGAGTTCCAAGCTCTATTTGATTTCCGTGTATTGAAGAAAGTTCTTAAAGCGAGAAATACTTATATTTTTGGTAAACTTGGAAGAAACAATGTTTACATTATTAATAAGAAAGATGCACAAAATCCTCTAAGTGAAAGATTAGATAATCTTTCGTATAGAAAGAAAACAGAAGATGAGGTTTACATAAACCAAAGCTCATTTGGTGTAACCACAGCTGCAACTAAAAGATGGAAATCTGGTGTTCATACGGTTCCATCTGGATGCTTGCATGGTGATACTGAAATTGTTTTATCTAGTAATTTTTATTGCAAGATCAAGGATCTAACAAGAGCCGGAAATTTTGTAGTGAAAAGCCACACAGACTTTAGATCGGATTCTTTGAAGCCGACAGTAGAGTATGCTAGTGATGCTAGATTAACACAAAGAAATGCAAAATGCGTGAAGCTCCATCTATCAAATGGTTCTAGCGTAATTTGCACTCCTGACCATAGATTCCTTACTAAGGATGGAAAATGGAAAGAAGCAAGATTCTTAACAGAATCTGATATTTTAATGTAATTTTAATTAAATAAAAATAAATGTCAAATAATACAAAAGAAGTAAAGTTCGGGCAAGATGCTCGTAACAGAATCATTGAGGGTGTCGACATTGTGGCTAACGCAGTGAAGGTTACTCTTGGACCAAAAGGTCGTAATGTGATTATCGGAAGACGTGGTATTAAGAGAATCACTAAGGATGGTGTTTCTGTTGCCAAAGATATTGTTCTTGAAGATAACTATCAAGATATTGGTGCAGAATTAGTTAAAGGCGTTGCTATCAAGACAGCTAATATCGCTGGTGATGGTACAACTACTTCTACTCTTCTAGCCCAAACTATTATCAAAGAAGGTATCAAAGCTATTTCAGCTGGAGTTAATCCTATGGATCTAAAGCGTGGTATTGATTTGGCTACTGATAAATTAGTTGAAGAATTAACTAAGAATAGTAAAGTTGTTTCAACAGAAGCTGAGATTGCTCAAGTAGCTACTATCTCTGCTAACGGTGATAAAGAACTTGGTGCTAAGATCGCTGAAGTAATTAACAAAGTTGGTGCTGACAATCCTGTTACCGTTGAAGAACATAACGGTCTTGAAGTTCAAATTGATATCGTTGAAGGTATGAGTTTTGATAGAGGTTATGTATCAGGATACTTTGCAACTAGCCAAGAAAAAATGACAGCTGAATATTCGGATGTTAAGATTCTCTTGCTTGAAGGTAAATTACATCTAGGTGATCTTCAACACTTGGTTGCTTTGTTTGAGCTTATGATGAAAGAAGGTAAAGCCCTTTTGATCATTGCAGAAGACTTTGATGAACCAGCTATTCAAGTTCTTGTAACAAACAAGATGAGAGCAGGACTTAAAGTTGTTCTAGTTAAATCTCCAGGATACGGTGATCATCGTAAAGAAATCATGAGAGATTTGTCAGTACTAACAGGTGCTACTTATGTTTGTGAAGAATTAAATGTTCCTATATCATCAGTTAATGTTAATACTCTTGGTTCAGCTAAAAAGATTACAGTTAGCAAATTGTCAACAGTTATTGTTGATGGTGGTGGGGAAAAAGAAGATATCGCAGATAGATGTCAATTATTGAGATCTCAAATCGAAGATAAAGAATTCTCTCAATTCGAAAAAGAGCGTACTCAACAACGCTTAGCTAAATTGACTAAAGGTGTTGCTATCATCAAAGTTGGTGCAGCTACTGAGTTAGAAGCTAAAGAGATCAAAGATCGTGTAGACGATGCGGTAGCAGCAACTGTAGCCGCTGTTAAAGATGGTATTGTTGCAGGCGGAGGCAGTGCCTTGTTGTTTGCAGGAAGAGTCCTAAAAGATCTTAAAGGCGCTAATGCAGATCAAGATCTTGGTATTAATATTATCAAGAAAGCTATCTTAGCTCCAATTACTCAAATCGCTAATAACGCTGGTGAGAGTGGTGAAGTTATTTGTAATCATGTCAAAGCTGCTGAAGATATGAATTACGGATATGATGCTCAAAATTCAAAATATGGAAACATGATTGAATTTGGTATCATTGACCCAACTAAGGTTGTAAAAACCGCATTGAAAGATGCGGCTTCGATTGGTGGAATGATCCTAACTACTGAAGCGGTGGTTTGTGATTCTCAAACTAATCCTAAAGAAGTTTAATTAATAGAGTTCGCCCTCATGTAATAATGTGAGGGCAACTTAATTCTTTTAATACTCATGAAAATAGATAAAATTGCAATTAATACTCTTAATGAGTATTCCGCTAATAAATTATTAAGATGTCAAAAGCATCCATATCTTCAATTACTTATTTGGAACTATACAGAGACAGTTCAGTTTGATGCACTATGGGATGATGTCACTAAAATGTGTAGAGGATTAGTTACTGATCATGATGGTAACATTGTTGGAAGAGCCTTCTCTAAGTTCTTTAATATAGAAGAAAATAAACATACACCTACTGATAATTTCATGATCTTCGACAAAGCAGATGGATCATTAGGAATTTTATTCCATTACGCAGATGAATGGATTATAGCAACAAGAGGAAGTTTCACTTCAGATCAAGCGACAGTGGCTCAATTGATGTTAACAAAATATGATCTAACCAAGTTAGATAAGGGCTTAAGTTACTGTTTTGAAATTATTTATCCTGAAAATAGAATAGTTGTTAACTATGGAGACAAGCGAGATCTTATTCACTTAGCTACTTTTGATAAATTTGGTAACGAATACTCTATTGATGATTCTCCATTTGAAAAGATTAAGAAATACGACTATACTGATTATACTAAGATCAAAGAATTAGACTGGAAAAATTCAGAGGGTTTCATTGTTAGATTCTCTAATGGAGACAGATGTAAAATTAAATTCGAAAATTATGTAGATCTTCATCGTAAGTTAAGTAATATTTCTGAGAAAGCTGTATGGGAATTAATCTGTGAAAATAAAGATGTTAAAGAATTTCTTGAGATAATACCAGATGAATTCCATAAACAGGTTCAAGATTGGAAATATGATTTAATGACTAAATATTATAAACTTGAATCTGATATTGAAAATCATTTTATAAAGTATAAACAGATAGAAAATAGAAAAGATTTTGCTTTAGCTATAAAAGATTATGAACACAAAGGTGCGCTATTTAGTTTATTAGATAATAAAAGTATTCATGATTATATTTGTAAACTAATTAAACCAGTTTATTCTATTAATCTAATGTTTGGTAAGGACGTCTAATGGGAAAGCATATGATGCAATATTTAGAGATTGATGTTCTTAACAAGACCATTAAGTTTCTAGAAAGAGAAAAAGACATATTTATCGGAGAAGATATAATTCTATATCGTAACGGTGTTACAGAAGATACAACACAAGCTGCAGCTAGAGAATTAGGATTCACTTATGGAGCAGCTGTTTGCATTCCTCAAAAGAATATAAGAGGATTTTATAGAGTTTATGAGAAGGATAACAGCGGTGAGTACGTAAAGTACTTGTTTGAAAAAGACTTAGAACTTGGTAAAGGTTGTGTTTTAATAAAGACGCTTATAAATATGTTATAAAGATAAGTGACTTTATGGATTACGGAGACAAACAAATTTTAGTAATTAAAGAACATTTAAAGAATTATGAGCCAACAAAATAGTATAATTGTTTTAATAGGAATTTCTGGGTCTGGGAAATCTACGGTCGCTAGAGGCTTATTTGTTAATCAATTTGGACATAATTGTGTAATAGTTAACAGAGATAAAATCAGAGAATTATTATACGGATATACTGAAGAGACTATTAGTCATTATTATAAATTACCAAACTTATTCTTAAAAGAGAAGGAAGTTAGTAAATACCAAGACTTATTAATCTCTCAAGCATTGTCTGATAATAAGATTGTTATTATAGATAATACTCACTTAAAATTAAAGTACATAAATGAGATTAAAACAAAATATTCTAATTGTTTTATTCACTTTAAATTAGTAGAATGTGATGTTGATACAGCTATAGCTAGAGATTCAAAGAGAACAAGAAAAGTTGGAGAAGAAATAATAAAATCTCAAAATAGCGATTTAAAACAACTAAAGAAAATCTTTGATTTCAAAGATCACCTGCCTACTATTAATATGGTAATTCAACAAGATAAAACATTACCAAGAGCTTACATATTTGATATAGATGGAACTCTAGCGCACATGGTTGATCGTGGACCATTTGAATGGACAAAAGTTGAACAAGATTACTTAAATGAATCAGTGGCTAACATACTTAGAGATCTTCATAAGAACAAGGCTGGTAAGATAATTATCTGTTCTGGTAGGGATTCTATTTGTATGATGGAAACTATGTCATGGCTTTATAAAAATAATATTCCTTATGATGAAATTCATATGAGAAGAGGCATGGACATGAGAAAAGATTCTGTTATTAAAGAAGAGATTTGGCTAGAGTTAGTAAGAAAATACCATATTGTAGCAATGTTCGATGATAGAGATCAAGTAGTTAAGCATGCTAGAAAGTTAGGATTCACTGTTTGTCAGGTAGCAGAGGGTAATTTTTGAGAAATAAGAGAAGGTTTGGGCTTAAATCCACGTCTTATATTTGAAGAGTAAAACTTAAAAGAATATTTCCCCGATAAATGGTTTATGTAACTAAGATTGAGGATGTTGGTGAACATGATGTTTACGACATAACCGTCAATAACACAAATTGCTTCAGATTAAAATCTGGAATTTATGCTCATAATTCAGAGCTTCAAGATCTTAGAATCTCCAGATTTGATGATGGAGTCAGAGTTTACTTTGACTATGCGCAGATGGAGGTTAGAGTTCTTGCAGCTTTGGCTAATGAAGATAAATTAAGAGATGCCTTCAACGAAGGAAAAGATATTCACCGATTCATCGCTTCTAAGATCTATAAAAAACCAGAAGATAAAATCACTGATGGTGAAAGAAAGAACGCTAAACAATCCGTGTTCGCACTTCTTTATGGTAAATCTGTAGAGAACTTTGCGGAGGAAGTATTTAAGGGAGATATCCAAGAAGCCCAAAAGTTATTTGATGATTTCTTTGATGGATTCCCACAAATTAAAAAGTATGTAGAAGAAAAGCATAGACAGTCCTTAAAAACAGGTAAAGTTACTAGTATGTTTGGAGATCCAATGTATGTTGATATGCCGGAATATGCTTTGACTCTTAGCGATGGCTTAAAAGATATGCTTGTAAAAGATACCTACGGAGACAGCTATTCAATTCATCCAAATCCGGAAACTGATAATGAAATGAAATATAAGATCGGTAAAGCTCTCCGTAACGCTCAGAACTATCCGATTCAGAACACAGGCTCAGCTTTGGCTGCTATTTGTATTGAGAACATTGTTAAATTCATTAAAAAAGAAAAACTAAGCACTAAAGTAGATTGTTTTACTCATGACTCTGCAACTATTGATTCACAAATTAAAGATCTCCCATATTTATTAACTTCTTTGAAAGAAGAAGCAGTAACTATTCCTAGAGTAAAATATAATGTTCCAGTAGATATCGATTATAAAATTGGTATTTCAGGAAACAAAATGTTATCTTTATCGGATACTACTATTGAAGGTGATGTAATTAAAAGTGGATATGATGGAGAACTAGATACACTTAATTTATTAGTAGAAAAATTTAAATCATGGGGAGTCGAAGTTTCTTATACGATCGATGATCAAAAAGAAGATATCGTTCCTCTTGAAGAATTATTTACGACTAAAAGAGCTTATAGCTCAAATGTTGGTTTGCCATTCACAGTAGTTAGCGGAAACATTGAACTTAATTTTAAAGGAGTTAAGTCAAGCTAACTATGAACGAAACTAAAACCATAATAGATCATCTTGGGCTTAAGCCTATTCATAGTTTTCAGCAGTTATTGAAGTTGACTGATTTTGTATCAGGCAATGATTTGTATAGAGCAAAAACAACTCACAATAGTAATAAGGCATGGATCTATAAAAATCCTAGAGCTACTGCTCTTCAAGAAGAAATAATGTGGAACATCAAGAACCTTCCAGACTCTATTAAGAACTCTGTGAAGGCTTACACTATGCAATTAGGTTTTTTAAGAAATACTAAAGGCTGGGTGATGAAAAACGGTAGATTAAAAAGAATAGACTTAACTAACTTGCTAAAAGTTATTGAAGACGGAATATCTCCAGCGTTGGGTGTAGATGATTGTTTGTGTGTAGATTCTAGGTCAATAAAATTGATTAACGAATCTCTTACAGATGATTCTTTTCCTATAAATGTATCAATAGTATTTTACGGATAATGGAAACAGATAACGAATTAGAATTAGATTTTGAGTTACAGTTTGTGAAGCTGTATATGGATCCTAAGATTAGAGATCTTACAGCTGGTCACGTGCAAGAGTGGATGTTTACAACAGACATTACCAAGGCAATAATTGCAGCAACTTCGAATCCTGCATTTGAGAATAAACTAATTAATCCAGATACTCTTGTAGCTTTCATTGAAAAGACTTACAAGAAACATAGATTTACTCAAGATGAAAAATTTAAAATAAAAGAAATAGCAACAGAGTATAAGCCTGTTCAAGACTCTGAAATAGGGGTCTTCCAATTCTTGATTACAGAATTCATCAAACAAAGATACATCAGTAAGGGTATTGATCTGTATCTTAAGAATGATAAAGAAGCAGAAAAGTTCTTGTCTCTTGGTGTTGAGTTCTCATTTTCAAATTCAGAGTTCATCGATCCATCAGTTGAAGGGGTTATTTTAGCATTAAAAGAAGCTAGTAATCCTAAGGGAAAAATCATAACAAGTAGCATAAGTTTAATTAATAAGTCTTCATCCTACGGTGGATATAAGTATGGAGATTTAGTAATGGTTGTTGCTCCACCTAAGGTTGGTAAAACAACTCTATTGTGCCAAGAGGCAGTCCATTCAGCGAAAAATGGGATCAAAGTAGCTCACGTCTGTTTAGGTGATATGAGTGCATACGACTTGGTTTGTAAGTATATTTCAAACATCCAAGGTCAACCAATGGAAGTTGTGATTGATGATCCAGTTAAATACTTAAGCACTTGTACTCCAATTCTTGAAAATATTAAATGTATTTGCTATCCAGCTGCAGAGATAACTACAAGAGAATTAGTTGCACAATTAAGAAGATTAAAGAAGAAATTTGATTATGACGTAGTTATTATTGATTATGATAGTAACTTAGTACCAGATGTTCAAACAGATAACATGTATCAATCTGGTGGTGTTATGTATTCTGCACTAAAGGGATTCGCTGAGAAGGATAGATGTGTCGTTCTTATAGGATCTCAGCCTAAAATTTCAGATTGGGATAAAGAGTTGTTACCTATGTCTTCGGCATCTGAGTCTTCGAGAAAACAACATGCTATCGATTATATGATAACTATGGGAAGAAACTTGGATACTAAAAGTCTTGGAACACTTCATATACCATGTGTTAGACGTGGTGAAGGTATGGTTTCGGTTAGGATTCATTTCAATTATAAAAATAGTAGAATTGAAGAAGTTACAGGAAGACAGTATAATGAGATGTTAGCTAAATTTAAAGGAGAAGTGAAAGATACTCAAAGCTCTTTCTTTGATCCATTGGCAGACGAATTACCAAATTAATTTAATAAAATAATGTACGATAATAACTATATAAAGAAAATATCACAATTGAGTGGACTTTCATTCAATAAAGTTAAAAAGGTAATTAATTCAGAAATTGATTTAGCCACCATCAATATTGCTAATACAGGAAAAGCAGTTACACCAATTTTTACTGTTGAAGTCGATAAACAAAGACAATTAAAAATTTCTATTAATGAAAAGTTTAAACAGTTCTATGCTGGACATATTACTGACGATAATGTAAAAGACAGAATTCATGACAAATAGAAAAAGAGAAAGATATATTAAAAAGGATTTAGGATATTTTACACGAGAGTGTATGAATTGTTCTACCACAGAAGTATTAAATAGATGCTCTGTCCTTATTAATGAATATACTGAAACTAAAAATAACAAGATCATAGAAGATCCTGAACTATACTACAAAATAATGGTTGTAGCCAAAAGATGGTTAGTATCCGATTATCAGAATTTACCGCCTGATGTTATGGATGATATCTCTCATTTTGTATCAGTCGAGATTGTTATGAAGATGAAAAGAAAAGGATTAGTCATTGAAAATTTGATGGCTTACCTAAGAGGATTTTTACGCAATATTACGATAAACCACATTAGAACTCTGTATACTACTGATCATTCGACTGGTAAAACATGCAGTCTTGATGATTATTTAGTTAATGGTGGGATTGCTAGCGAAGAGAATATGATTGAAGTAGGAAGTGCCTCTCACCTAGGAACCTACACCAAAACAGAGAAAGACATAATGTATAGTTTAAGCATAAGTAAAGTTCTTGTGTTTATAATTAAGTCATTAAGAGAGAATTTGATAACTCAAAAGGATTATTGGAAGTATGTTTGGATTGTTGCAATTTCTTTCGTTGAAGGGAATTTCAATTATGTAAATAATATTAAAAATATTAGAACTAGAATATTTTTGAAGATTGTTATAACTAAATCTTCTAAAGAATACTTAAGATTAATAAAATAAAAATCATGACAACAAAAGTAAGTAGCCAAGATGCCTTGGTTTATACAGCATTATCTATGCTTTGTAAAAGCGGAGCATATAAAGCATTTGTACCAGAAATTCTTTTTGTACTCCCTAAGGATACACTAACAGATTTCATTAAGGTATTCGGTGGTGAAACAATCAGAATCCCAACACCAGAGAAATTTGCCGAGGATCTCCAAATCGCAGTCATCTCCTACTATAAAGTAGTCGAAGGTCAATCAGATAAATGGATTAAAGAAAATTTTAATCTTGATGGAAATAAGTATAGAAAAATCAATTGCAGAATTGATAAATGGTTAGCTGCATTAAGTGCAGATGAGAAAGAAATCTTCATGAACATTAAAACAGCAAACTCAAAAGAATAATATGTCAATGAAAAATATAGATAGAGAATTAAATTCAGTAATTATCGATCCAGTATTGGAAGATAAACCTGTACCTGTTGATCCTAAAACTGAAATTGTAGAAAAGATAGATCCAGAGAACGAGATTGATCCAGTAAAAATTGCTAGAGAGTTACAACAAAAATTAGCTGATTACTCTGACAATAAGGAGATGGGGAGAAAAGAAATCCTCAATCATTTAAGCAGCATGTTCTTAGCTTCTAGAATTAAATCTTCTACATTAGTAGAAAAAGCTAGAGAAAAAGCTATCACTGCCTTATTAGATAAAATGGACTCAATGACTCCAGCTCAATTAATTAGAGCAGTTGAAACACTATCGAAACTTGGTGAAGCAGATGCATTTATCTTTTCAGGATCTGGAGGTAAACCAGGAATGGGTGGAACTAGTGTTAATATCTTTAATAATGGAATGATGCCTAATGGGGATGGTAATGCTTCTCACGAAGGTGGGCGACCTCAAGACGGTGTAGAAGTTAAAGAAATTAAGAAAGCAAATTCGGTTCTTAATGCTATGACTTACATCACAGGAGCTTTCAGTAAAGCACAAGCTAGTCCTGAACTTAAAGATGTATCTCCACAAGGAAAAATAATCGATGTAACTTCAGATAACAAAAATGAGTAATGGTTCATTTAATCAAGAAGAATTTGAAAGATACAAGCAGGATCCAACATTCTTAGGACTAATTCAATCTGTTGAAGAGCAGGATGATAGATTTAAGGAATTGCCTGAAGATGATAAGTACATGGCAATGTACCTTCTTGTATCTAATCAAGCAGATGCCATAGATGGATTTTCAGAAGTAGTTTACAAAAGACCAATCCCAACACCAGAAGAATTTCTAACTAAGAGATACATAGGACAATTCGCAGATCTTATTTATCCTAAATGGAAAGAAGTATTCTTAGAAGCATTCTCAGAGAATGCTAGAACTAAAGAATTAGTTTTAACAGGGTGTATCGGTGCAGGTAAAAGTACTATGGCTATGCTTTGCCACTTTTACAACTTATATAGAATTAACTCGTTAAGATATCCACAACTTGTTATGGGGTGTTTTTCTGCTGACACCAAAGTACTACTTCCAGACATGAGCTCTAAAACATTTAAAGAACTTGTTGATTCAAATGTTAAAGAATTAGATATATTATCTTATAACAAATTAAATAGTAAATTTATAATAACAAAAGCTATAAATCCTCGAGTAACTAAATCAGTAAATAAAATTTTAGAATTAACTTTTGAAGATAATTATAAAGTAAGATGTACTGAAGATCATAAATTTTTAACTCACAACAGAGGATGGATAAGAGCTGATGAATTAAATTTCGAAGATGATGTTGTTAATTTGGAGGTTAAATAATATGTACGGGTTAATTTATAGAACAATTAATATTGTAACAAATAAATCTTACGTAGGACAAACAACTAGAATTTCTTTATTTAAGAAAAAAGCATATCTAGGTTCTGGATCTTATCTTAGGTTGTCTATAAATAAATATGGTATTAGTAATTTTAAGAGTGAAATTTTAGAATATTGTGAGGATCAAAATAAATTAAATGTTCTAGAGCAACATTATATATCTAAGTTTAATACTTTATATCCTAATGGATATAATTTAAAGTTAGGAGGAGATCAAGGTGGTAAGTGTATAGAAGAGACTAAAGTCAAATTATCATTAGCCAAAAAGGGAAAACCCTTATCACAAGCAACAAAATCTAAATTATCTACTGTAGGGAAAATTAATTGGCAAAATTCTTCAAGAAAAGAAAGTATGTCTAAACGGCAAATGGGAAAATTAAATCACTTTTATGGGAAATCACATAGCAAAGAGTCAATAGAAAAAATTTCAAATAAAAATAAGAACAAAATTATTCCACTTGAAGTTAGAGATAAAATAAGTAAATCACTAAAAAATTCTAACAAAAATTCTGAAACAAGATTTAAAGTCGGAAGGATCTCAGAAAACAGACAAAAGGTTGCATTAATAAATGATAATGGTGATATATTAGAGACTTATAACACTTTAGGAGAAGCAACTAATAAAACAGGAGCCAATAATATAAGCGGAGTTTGTAGGGGAATATACAAATCTACTAAAGGTCTAAAATTTAAATATTTAGATAATTAAAATGAAATTAATATCCAAAAAGATTATAAAACTAGATAAACCCCTTGATGTTTATGATTTAACAGTCCCAGAAACAGAAAATTTCTTACTAGAAAATGGTCTTGTAGTTCATAATAGTTCTCCGACAAAATGGATGGTTATGCAACTTATGAGCTTGAGCTTGGATAAAGCGGGATCAACTCTATTAGACGGTATTAAAGAATTTTTAAGATCTTGTAAAGATTACAGAGAAATTCCTAAGAGAAAGAATTTTAAATTACTTACTCCAGAAGAATTAGCTAATCCATGTGTTCCATGGGTTGACATGGGGGACAGAATTGTATTCCCAGATAAAGTAGCTGTTCGTATTGGTAGTAGAGATGAACATGGTATTGGTGAAGACTTATTCTCTGTTCACATGGACGAGATTGATTTTAAGAAAGTCCATAGTGTAGATCAAGTATTTAACTCTTACGCCCAGTTAACAGAGCGTATCAGATCAAGGTTCTTAGGTCAGAAATTCACTTTATCAACTTTAGTATCATCTATTACCAAGCAAACTGGTGCTATGAATAAGTATATTCAGGGCGTAGATCCTAATGATAAGGAAACTACAGTATGTGGGTTTGCTATCTGGGAAATTAAATATCCAGGATTATTTGAGAAGCATGGATATTTCTATGCAATGAGAGGAACTAGAACACATCCTTCTAAGATAATGGAAGAAGCAGAGAAGGAATTAATTGATAAAGATCAACTTGAAGCACCTCCAGGATGTAGATATATTAAAGTACCAGCTAATTATAGAAAAGATTTTAGTACTAATATTGAAAGAGCACTAATGAACTTAGCTGGTGTGGCGAGTTCAGTTGATGAAAAACCATTTGATGACCTTACCTCTATTGAAGATTTAATGTTGGCTCCTATTGGAGAAGTTTCTGCACCATTGAAATCGGATACTCCTTTGTGGAAACAATTACCTGCATCATTATGGATTAATACTCCTCAAGGAATTAGATTAGCGAGATGCCCAAGTGCAGCACGATACATGCACCTAGACTTGGCAGACACAGGTGAAGCAGGTATCTCTATGGTTCATAAGGAGAGAAGTAAAGTTAGTGGAGGAGTTATGTATATAGCAGATTTCATTATTAAAGTAACTTCACCTAATAGAATTTCATTAGAGTCAATCCAGAAGTTTGTGTCAGATCTTAATGAATTATTCGGAATTAACATAAGAAAGATAACTGCCGACCAATATCAATCAACTGGTATGTTACAATTCTTGGAGAAGAATCGTATTGCTGAAAAGGTGGAAAGGCTCTCTGTTGATAGACATCGTACTCAATATGATGTACTAAGTAGTTTAATATCAGAAGGATTATTTAAATGTGGTAAGGAAAAATTCTTAAAAGAACAATTAGAGAATATCTTTATAAGTAACAACAAGCCATTTGCTACTCAAGGAATGAGAAAAGACGTGGCAGATACGATTTGTGGAAGCGTTTATAATGCACACTCAGACCAAGCAGATCAGCCTGTATTCTATTGGGAAGATTTGTCTAAGCCTAAAGATGTTGAAGAGGAAATACCAGAAGGTTTTGAGGAGTTATAGCGTCATATAAATGGAAACGCTTAATAACTAAAAGAGAAAATGTATGGATAATAAAAGTTCGAGTTGTGATACAGATAAAGAAAGCGTCAAATTAGAAGATACAGCGATTGACATTTTAATAAGAGAAGATAATCTTAAGCTTGATAAAAAGGACGAAATCTCATCAATTGTTAATAAATTTCTTAAGCCTTATAATTCAAAATATAAAGAAATTTATAAAAAGTACGGAAAGTACAAGACATTCTTGACTGACATGTGTAATGCAAAATTTGGAAGTGCTTAAGAGGGTTAGTTACTTTAAAAGGTAACGCCCCCCATTAAATTAATAGTAGAGCCTCTAAGAGTCTTAAACAACTATTAAGTCAGAATCTTCATCGTCAACTGAACAGGCTGTTTTCTTCTCAACAGGTTCTAATTTATATAATTCAAATTCAGCTAATCTTCTTTTAGTTAGAGCAGGAATTATGACTCCCTTAGCCTTATTCCATTTTAAGAATTCCCTCTTAATTAGTTCAAAGTTATTAGGATTTAAATTTATTGTCTTTCTTAACTGAGAAATCTGTAGAGATCCAACCCCTGTATTATAACAGAATGATACCAAAGCAGAGAATTGATTTTCATTAAGATTAGCTTTAATGAATTTGGCAACACCATCTTCATACTTACCAATCTCTTTTGAAAATAAATCATCACAAAATTGTTTAGTAACTCCATCCTTATAAGCATTAGGATTCGTTGTAAAACTTAATGTGTGACCCCATCCAATAGTCTTAACTCCAACTACATCTAAGTAGGGATATAATATTAAATCAGGATTCTTTAATTGAGAAGGACTAGCTATTTTTGGATATCTTCCTCTAACTCTAGCATCTGAGTTTGGCACTGTAGATGCCAAACCTTCAGATGAATGAATTAGATTTAATCCTAATTCATTTACTTTCATTATTTAGATGATTTATGTTTATCAACCATTCTGTTACCAAACCAGAAGGTTATGATACTAGCAAATAGATAGTTCATGTTCTTGGCAAATTCAGTATCTAAGAATTTTAGTAAACCTTCTTGAGTGCTAGGAGCATTGTTAACTGATTCGAATGCTAGGAAAACATACATCCCCAGGAAAACTAAAGTAAAAGAGTAAGTAACAACTGGACGTACGCTTCCAATGAAAGAATTTAACTTACTTGCTAATTCAATTGGAACATACAGATTCTTTTGTCTTTCTTCATCAACTTTAGATTCCGCGATGTCTTGGCTAGCGGCAAGATTCATTTGAAGTTCTTCTAACTTCATCCCTTGAAGTTGTTGTTGATTTTTGGCAGACTCTTGTAACATGTTTAATTCATGTTCATTAGATATCCGAGCGTAT